CCTGGCTCAACGGCTCCTTTCCACTGTATGTCTTCCGGGGTATCGGGTGCCGGCACGGGATGCGGTGACTGTTACGATAGCCTGCGGGGTGGTGTACTGCGCACGCTCAAGGGACAAGAGTGGGCCTCTAAGAAACTCCAGGCACGCGTCAAGCAGCTTGATACGATTGATGCTGCTCGGGCAGAGGATGCTCTTGACACCCGTGTGGAGTTCCCTTACGAAGGACCTGAGAGCCTGGTGGAGCCTTCTCTGAAGTCACAGCTGGACCTGGCTTCGGCATTCGGTGACCTCCAGTCGTCAATGATGGCCGGCAATTTGCGTATGCTTACCCGTTACACCCTGGCGGACTTGAGCAAGCTGGTTCGTCTGCTTGCCCGTTGGAGCATTACGGCTACGGCGGAAGAGTATCGTGAGGCACTTGAGAATCTGGATGCGGTTGTTCAGTCAGTTGAAGCACAGGCTGCGAATGAGCAGGATATCATAACGGGCGCACCTGACCCATCAGAGATACCGCAGTGGGATTTTCGTGCTGTAATGGAAGTAATCCTCCCCCGTGTGCTTGCTCTACGGAACTATGTGAAGGGTATGTATGATGTAGTTCATCTGACACCCCGTGACAGGAAGGCTGCTTCTAAGACTCTCCTACGGTCTTCGGGGCTGACGAAGTTCTCTCAGGAGCCCCTGATGGGAGATGTCAGGCAGGCTGTCGCGGCAATCCTCCGGCAACCTGTTCCTGCCGGTGACCTCCTTGGATTTGATGAACCTGGTGCTGGTGGTCCGGGTGGAGGTCCTGGCCCGGGCGGCCCTGGCGGCCCTGGCGGTCTTGGCCCGGAAGAGCTTGAGGCAGCCTTTGCGGTTCGCCCTGCCCCGGCAGCGCGTCGGGGTCGGCCTGGTATGGATTTGGAGGATGCTCGGGATGCTGTCCTCGGTATGGCGCGTGAGCGCGCTATGAATATCCAGCGTGAGCAGGAGGGGTTACCGTATGTTCAGGCACGGCCGATGTTCCGAGTGCCGAATCCCTTTGATGACCCGGATGATGATGATGAGTTTGCTATGCCGGCTGCCCCTCTTCAGCCCCGCGCAGTTCCGGGTGGGGCCGCAGCCTTTGACCGTGACCAACGGCAATACTTCGGCGCTCGTCAGGGGGCTTATCTGGGTGAGGCCCCTGATGCGGAGGCAATGCCTGCTATTACGAATCCCTTCCATCGTCCTGTGAGTGCTGCTCTGCGGCCAATGGCTGAGGCCCCTGAGCCGGTGTTCAGGGATATGCCGCGCCTCACGGCAGCAGAGCAGGCGGAGATTGCGAAGCTTCCAAGCCCTGGTCAGCGAATCGGCGCACGGGTTGCGGCAGTAAGGGCAAAAGCTGCTAAGGGCAAGTCGGTCCTTGACTATTTCGGAGAACCCAAGGGTCGCGGGAAGGCTGTGAAGCGTGGCGGCATGGACCCTGAAGACATCCGTCGCATGACCCGGGGGGAGTTATTGAAACCTCTCTTGGACCCTGATGAGGTGGATGTGCTGAAGGCAAAGGCCGCGATGGGTGACCTTGATGCGAAGCATGCTCTGCGTGAGAACATGAGGGAGATGAGCCGTCGGGCGGTCAAGGGTCATATTGCGGATTACTACACGAAGCATCCCGAAGAGGAATCTCTACAGCGCCGTGTGTTACGAGAGGCGGCAACCCATGAATGGAAGGAGGCACGGGATAAGGCTCGTGCTCGTGCTCGTGCGTATGAAGCGGCAGTGGAGGAGGCGCGTGCGGCAATCTCTGGTAAGCCGCGTGCGTCTGCGACGGCAGCAGCTCCAGCCCCTGCCCCAGCGCCGAAGAAGCCTGCTGCGAAGCCGAAGCCGAAGATGAAGCTTGCTCCTGGTGACGCTGCTTTGGCTGCTGCTGCTAAGAAGGGCAAGCCCGTTAAGAAAGGGAAGGGCGCGGGACCTCAACCGCATGGGCTAACCCGTGAGACTCTTCCGAAGACCCGTGACGGTTATGTAGCCCTGGCGGCCGAGCTGCGGGGGAAGGGTCATGATGTCCGGGTGAATAGCGGGAGCCAGCTGAAGTCTATCCGGGCTAACTTCATTAAGAAGTTCGGTCTCTAAACAGATTGTTACAGCTATTTAGTGGTTTTTTACATGCTAAAGAATCACTAAATGGCCAATTAAGGCGGCTTATATGGGCGAAAGTTGTTTCCCGGCGATATATACAGTGAAAAAGCCGCGGCTTTTTCACGGGAATTCCCAATTAGTTACCCAATATAAGCCGCAGAGCAACCCAATTAAGCCATATATCAATGCCTTAATTGAGTAATCATCCCTTAATTGGGGTTCTTTACCGCATTCTGCTCCGCCCACCCTTTAATTCAGGCTTACTCTCATCTACCGAGTCATCCTCCCCTCCCTTTCCAGGAACAAACCGCCCGACATAGTCACCGATGTTACCGTCCTCCATGAAGTATTGATACACATTCTTCCCCTTCACGGCATACAGCTCCCAGTGAGGGGCGAGTCCCATAATCTCATGCCCATCTACGATGAAAGGGCCACCCAGTTTCGGGGCCTCCTCCGCTGCTGCGCCACCGGGCTTTGGGGCTGCGGCCTTGCGGGCGATGTTACGGGCTTTCGTTTCAGCGGCTACTGCCTCCAGCTTCTTCAGAGCTGATGCGACTCCAGGGGCCTTCGCATAAGGGCGCGTATCAACAGGCTTCGCCGGAGTTACCTCTTTCTCTTCACGCTCGGGGGCTTCCGGTTTGAGCTTCTTTGGTTTCCCCAAAGGGCCATCCATAATAGCCCGCACCTCAACATACTCTAAAGACCCCTTACGCGGAATACACCATTTACGCTCCCCTACCTTCTCTTGGTTCCATTTGCGTAGTGCCTGAATCCAGGTGGTCATCTCTATTAGAGCACCACATTACAATACCAACACTGTCGCATCCCCTGTTACCTCCCCCGCACCACGAATGTAGGTCTTCTGAGTTCCCATGTCATGCGCCATCGCATCAGCATCCGCACGCATCTCTTCCAGCACTGGCCCGTATTTCTGGCTCAGGTATGAATGCCTCAGCATGGATGACCCGACCTTCTTGCCGAACAGTTTGTTCAGGACTCGGGTAATACCGTTAGAGGCCGTCATCGGTGTCCCATCCTGCTTCGCAAGAAAGATGAACTCTACGCCTTTGCCCTTCGTTGTCCGAGCCAGGGCATGATGCTTCAGATACTGACGAATAATAGTCTGAAGCTCCTCAGGAATGTCAGAGGTCTGAACACCCGATGACTTCACCGTCTTGAAGCGATTGAAGACAAACCGGTTCCCAGTAAGGTCCAGATAGTTACGGTCCGTCGGCAGCTTATCGGACCATTTCTTCACGACATACATCTGCTGGTAATCCAGGTTACGCCGGGGAGGCAGATAGGTGTAGAGGCTCAGCATTAGATACATCAGGAGCTTCTCATACTGTGACGATGTCAGGGCACGCTGACCGATGAACTTCTCCACTTGCTCCTTGAGCTCATCCCGCTTCTTACTGACCTCTGACCACTCAATCCAGTTCTCCTTTTCCTTCGGAGTCTTCTCCATGGTGTCACCGCGTGCCTCCGTTAGCTCCGAATGCTTCTCTTTCAGCTTCTCCCCGTATGTGCGATAGAGCTTCTTATAGAGAGGCCCAGAGCAGATACTCAAGACAGAGCTGATAGCACCCAGGATGTTCTTCTGAGTGCTCGGGGCGTAACCCTCCAGGCTCTTCGTAATCTCCTCCACATTCCGGAGGAAGGCAAGATTCTTAAAGGGTGTCTTTCCATTCAGAATCATGAGTGTCCGGAGATAAGCATCCGCCGATGACTCCGTAACACCCTTCTCCTCCATCAGACGCTTGCCCAGGCCAATCATGAACTCTGTGATGCGAGACATTTCTACACAGATGCTGAGACTTTTTTTTAGGCTGTCGCGGTGACTGTTACCGGGAATGTTGCGGCGTAATCAACGATGGGGGCAAGCTGCTCCTTAAAGTCAGGGAGCTCCAGGAGCTGCTCAATGCTGAAGAGTGTCGCGTAGTAGTGGAATCCCGTGATACCATTGAACTGGAGCCTATCATTCGTGTCACCGAGTGCCTCCACCTCAACTACCGGGCGTAACGGAACACCCGCACGCCGGAGACACCGACCAATCCTACGCCACCCATTCTTACAGAATGCCTCTTTACCCAGTATCAGCGACGCATGCTCCTTACAGAATTCTCCGGATGGTTTCCAAAGAAGCGTGTGATACCGTGACAATCCGGAAGGCGGTTCAACAGTAATGTCCGTGATACCTCGGGCAGCAAGTCCCCGGAGGATATTCTCAAACTGCTCCAGCAGACCCTGAATCGGAGTGAAGTTTGGCTCTGCTGCTAAGAAGGCACTGGCGATTGTCTTGTAGGATGGGTTCTCGTAAGCAGTCAGGAAGATAGGGCCAGGCGGTATGTAACCAGGTTCTAGGTTCTTGAACCAGATAATGTCCAGGTCACTGTAAATGCCTCCATGCTCCAGGAGAACCTTATACCGCCAGATATCCGACATGAGAGACAGCCGGCACTTGACTCCCTGGACTACATCCGGCATGAAGTGTTGCTTCAGATGAAATCGGGGATGAACTATCTTCGTTGGGTCATACGCTGCCCCACCCGTGGTAACCAGATTGGTATGGTAGTAGATGTCATAGGTTGTGTTCTTCAGAGCCGACATCACAGAGAGGTATTCACCGTAACCGGGGTATCGGGATGTTGCTCCCTGTATCCAGACAAAATGAAGGATGTTCGGAATCATTCTGTATAGGTATCCGGTTTTCGTGTAGCAAAACCGCCGCCCTAATAAATGCCCTACCGACTCCAAAAGGCCCCCAAGCGAGACCTCTATTGGGTTGTCAATAAGCTAACACGGAAGAAGCATTCAAAAGACCCGTTACCAAGGGCACGGGCTGAAGCTCAGATGAGGGCTCTCTATCTGGCTGAAAAGAAGGATGGAGGGGAAATGACTGGAGAGGGTTGGGTTGGGGATGCCTTTGCGTATGTCAAGAAGGCTGCCTCTTCTGTGGCGCAGCGTGTCGTGGATGTTACCAAAGGGAAGCGGCAGGGATACAGTCCGAAAGTTCGGGCTTATTTGGCCGAGAACGGCAACAAAACCATTCAAGGACTCATTCTTCGTCGTGACCCTATCCGGGGTATCCTCCATACTGTTATCAATGCGCTAACTCTCGGCAACTGGGCGGCGGCTCGTCGGAAATACGCATACGATAAGGTGTTTCATCTGGGGCTGGAGGTTACCCTCTCCGCTGGCCCAACGACGATTGTGGAGAAGAATGAGGTTATCAATGTCGGTCCATCCAAGCCAATTGATGGTGATACGGAGACGATGGTCATCGGTGACCCGGGTGTCCTCACGCTCCAGGAGATGCTGGACCGCACACAGAAGCTCATGGGTGACCGCTTCTTCAACTACTCCGCGTTTGAGAACAACTGTCAGGACTTCATCATCGCCATCCTACGGGCGAACAACCTCTGGACGGCTGCCCGGGATGAATTCGTCAAACAGCCGCTGGAATCTCTCGTGAAAGAGCTGCCCAGTTACACAGGGAGAGTCGCCAATGTTGCTACTGATTTGGCTGCTCTTGCTGATGTGGCTATCCAGGGAAGAGGACGGCGTGGAGAGGCCTCTGCTTTCCTTAAGTCCCTGCGGGGAGGACTCACCGGAGGGGTGCTGATGACGAAGGCCCAGTATGATGCCCGCTTGGCTCGGTTACCTGCGGATGCGCCTCGGCAATCCTACGATGAGTATGTCAAAGCCTATCAAGGTATCCAGGCTGCTCGGACTGTTGATGTGAAGCCAGCTGAAACTCAACGGTGTCCCGCAGACCGTCTCTATGACCCTGAGAAGGAATACAACTTCGGAGACAATGTGTGCGTTGAACGCCCGGATGGAACCATCACCTATGTTGAAGTGGCGGACCCCGGTGACCCGATGGAGCCCTGTATGGTTGGCCACCCCCGAGGACCCAAGCGGAACTTTGGTAACATGAAGCGGTCCGAATGTGCGCGCATCAACGAAGAGGGTCTCAAGAAATGGGAAGAGAGTCGGTCCGGCACTGATAAGTTCTTTAGTGGCGTGCTGAAAGGACTCACGACCGTTGCGGATACTGCTGTAGATATCGTAGGACAGGTGCCGGGTATCGGAAAGGCTGCCGCTGAAGCCTACAAGCAGTTCGCCCCTCCCGGCTCTGCCTTCTACAATCCAGACAAGGGAGCTCTTGAGAAGATTGTGGATACGGCTCGGGGAATCGCCGGTATGGGAAAGGGTCAGAAGGTCGTTATGTCACTTGCCGACTTCAAGAAGGAACATCGGAACCTCATCCGGCTGTTACGGAAATATCCGAAGCCAGACCTTCGTGCGGAAGCTGCTGAACAGTCTGCGGAGCTCAAGAAGTATGGAGGCTGTTGTGGTAGCGTAGCGGAGAATGAGGCCTTTCTCCGGGAGGCGCGTCGGAAAGCAAAAGCTGCCGGACTCAACTGGCGGTCGTTACAACTGTCAGATAAGGCAGGAAAGAAGCTGATGATTACGGCTCCCGATGGCCGGACAATACACTTCGGAGCAAAGGGTATGGGTGACTTTATTCATTACAAGTTAGCCCATGACCCCAAGGCTGAGGAGCATCGTCGGCGTTACAGGGCACGCGCCACCAAGATACGGGGTGATTGGGCGAAGGATAAATACAGTCCCAATAGTCTGGCGATTGCTGTGCTATGGTGATTAATAGCGGGCGATGAACCAGCTGACAACCGCGGGAGTTATAGTAGGGGCTGCGTCAGAGGTGATAGTGAAACCTACACCCGGATTCAAAACGACTGTAAAGCGCGTCGCAGTTGCGTTAAGGGCGCCGCTCTGAGAAATGAGAACGACAGAGTTCGCAGTTACTGCCGTGTTTGGGACACCAACCGTCGTTGCGAGGAGAGGAATCGTGGCCTGACCGCACTGGGTCGCATCAGGGAATTCCACCACACCATCCGCACCTACACGGATACTGTTCTGAACAGGGCCGCCAGGGGGGTAGCAGAACAGCTGATACTTACCCGTTTGAATACCGCCTTGCGTTGTTCCACCCACTACCCAACGGTAACCAGAAGTAACGCCACCAGCATCCTTCGCGAACTGATACAGAGAGCAGTCCGCACCATTCACAGTCGTTGAGAGCGTCACACCAGACGCCGCACTAACCGCCTGGGGTTCTTGGATGAGAAGACCCGATGAGGCAGCATTGATAACACTAACAGGCAACGCAGGAACACCGAGCTGACTGACCGCCAGGGCTGCCGGAGTGCTTGAGAGAATCTGTGACACTGACATCTTCTATACAAAGGGCAACGCTTTTTTCAAGCCATGCTCTGTGTATTAATTGTCTGTTCTCCAATTACATCATTAGGCGAGCCTCCGCATCCAGAGGATGTGTTGGCGAGCCTAATTACATCATTAGGCGAGCCTCCAGAGACTTCTTGCTGTGCTTACGGCCACCCGTGCCGGCACCAACACCACCCGTGCCGTAACCGACAGCACCCAGAGCACCCTTCACCTTGCCCATCATACCCTCCTCAGGCAGCATGCCCTTGATGGCCGACACCGCAGGCTTCGTCGCGTGATAGATGTCACGCGCCTTAGAGAGGATGTTGGACAGAGAGCCGAACGAGAGACCACCCGTGCCGGCACCGACCATGCGCTCCAGGCTGGCGCGGACCGCCATCGGAGCCACCGGGGCGTTGATGATGTCCTGCTCAGACAGCACACCCTTGATGATACGGGACGAGCCACGGATAGACTCAAAGAAGCCAGAGTTCGCCGTGATGACATACAGCTGGACCTGGTGAGGGTTCGCCGTGTCACGGTTCGCAACGGACAGACGGAACTGGAGGGTGAAGTTACCCACCAGCGAGGGGGCCTGGCCGGACTGGAGAGTGAGGTCCTGGGAGGGCTTGATGACCAGGGGGCCACCGACCAGGGGCACACGCTGGCCCTGCTGACGACCGGCATACGAACCAGCCGCCGAACGACCAACACCGCTCCAGGTCTGCCAGTCCATGTCCAGACCGTTCTTCACAGACATCGCGTAGAGCTCCTCCGCCGTGTGAGACGACAGCAGACCGGAGAAGTTATCAAAATTCACGGTGATAGGGTTACGGATACCGTCAGACTGGTAGTTCGCCACAGGGAACAGGTAGTCCGCATCGGTCTGGCCATAGGAGTTCAGGGAGTTAGAGCCATCCAGCTTGGCGTAGATGATGAGCAGGTCGGGAATCTGGGGGAGAGTGATGGTCTGGGACTGGAGCTCCGCAGTTGAACCAGCGGGGACCGTGAAAGACTGAGAGATGTAACGAGGGAACTCCATGTAGGGCACGATAGACTTCGGGGGCAGGGGGACATCCAGAGAAGGGGTCAGGAACTGAACATTCACCTGGGAGTCCTGGAAGGGCTGAACCGTCGTGTTGTAAGCAACCGCCGAGATAGTGCGGCCGCCCCGGGTAGTAGAGCGGATAGAGCGCGCAGGGCTGGACTGGAGGTTCATCACCAGCTGGATGTTGTTAATGCCGAACAGACCCGTATCCCACTCATGCTGGTCCGCAAAGATGAAGGGAGACAGCACCAGGGGCTCCGTGGAGCGCCAGCGAACCCAGACGGTAACAGGGCCCGCACCCGTCAGGGCATTGGCGACCGGCACACCATTGACAGCATCGTAGTTCTGGCCGGAGATAGGACCCGCAGCCGTTCCCAGAGGGGTGCCGTTCTGGTCGGTGAAGACGAGGCCCTGGAAAGCACCGTTACCCTCATCCGTGTCCAGAGCAGCCGTATCGTAGGCGCCCAGGGGGTTGTTGATAGTGCCGAAAGCATCGTTGTAAGAGGCATACTTATCCAGCATCGTGGGGCAAGTGCGGTCACGACGGTTGGGCTTGTAATCCGTTAGACGGAGAACCTGGTCCAGCACATCCTGGGTGTTGATGACGGAAGTAGTGTCGTTGATGGTGGCGCTCAGGGTGGAGCAGAGAGCGTTCAGGGGGAAACGCTGGAGGGCAAAGTCACGGCCGGGGACCACGATAGACTCACCAACGGCCGGGGCCGCCGCAAAGGCAACCTGGAACTGCTGGAAGCAGCTGGACGACCAGCGGAGCAGTCTATCCACGAACACATTCTCGGAGGGCACATAGATGTTGTAGGTGTGCTGGGAGGTGGTGGAGGCGATGGCGTTGAAGGGGGCGTTCGTCAGGGACAGAGCACCCTTCTCCACGGCATACTTGGCGCGGGACTGGACAATACGACCGTCAAAGACCGCAAGCTTCTCAATGTCAGAGCTCATCTATACAGGGGGCGCCCAAAATGTTCTGGCGGTTACATCAATCCATAGTCGCGGGCGATGTCCGCGTCAGCGGTGTGGAAAGTCCTCCCACGGTCCAGAAAAGACCAGACGCGGGCCATCCCCCATTGGGCTGCGGACAGTCGGGCAGTCCGGGGGTAACGACGCATGTCCGGATTCTTGCTGAAATCCTTTTTCAGGCGAACCGATTCCGGATTCGTGCGCCACGCCCCGTGACCTCTGTCGCGCACGGCCTCCAGGGCCTTCAGGGGGACTCCGGTATAGATGGATAGTTCTCGCAGGGACGGATGCTCTGTGAGCGGCAGTCCCAGCTTGCGTAGCATATTCTCTCGGTGTGTCGGCATGTGTTTCGGGTGGCGATTACTCCTTCCCGATGTAGTCACGGCGTCTGAACATGACCTTGATTGAGACGCTTGACAGATTGAACATGGTAATCGGATAGAGGTTGTTATCCAGGCGATTCTTCCAGAACACCTGGATGTCTATGTTCCGGATTTCCTGTTTGCTCGTGCCGAAGTCCGCCATACGGTATTCCGCCGTGGGCGCATAGTAGATGAACTGCCGGTAGTCGTCCGCCCCACCGATTGCTTGGTCCAGAGCAATGTCCGTGATGATGGGCAAGAAAGCATTCTGGACGGCTGCCGTGCTGTCACCCGTGTTGGAGGTGCCCAGGAGGATAGGCGCACCCGTTGTCTCCGTCTTCAGGGGGAGCAGCGTGCTGGTGAAGACGATAGAGGAGATAGGTGACCAGAGTGAATCAACCGACTTGTAATCCTGCTGGGCAATCCACCAGACCTTCTGTTGTGCTGCCGGAACATAGCCCAGGGGCGGCACACCTCCGAAGGGAGCGATACGGTAATCCGCTACATTCTGGAAGTTCTTGTTCGGGAAGAGAATCTCATTCGTGTAACCGACAGGCACTGGGGATGGGAAAGCCGGGAGGACGAAGGCTGGAATCTGCCCGGGGACTGTGTAGGAGGTGATGTTCGTGGTGTTCCAATAGAGATTCTGGAAGTTAGCGAACAGACCATACAGATTGGTGTTGAAGAACAGGCGATACTGGGGGCGAGCCGCCAGGACAGCCGTGCCGGGGGCGTAGGGGATGGCCACGAACGGCTCCAGGGGCTGGCCGAATCCAGTGCTGTCACCGTAAATCTGGAACAGCTGATTGCTCTCTCCCTGATACACCAGGCGAGGTGTCTGGACCGCTGCCTGGAATGCCGCAAAGGTCGCATAGGGGAAAGGGTCCGTAATGGTTCCATCCGCTGCCCAGGCTGCCGCAAACGCCGCATAGAGGTTCTGGTGGGCCGTCAGGAAAGTCTGATTCACCAAATCCACCATATGCTGGTAAGTATAGACCCAGTAGTAACGGGTGGAAAGGTCCTGTTTCACCAGAGGCGCCGGAGGCACCGGAGCCAGAACCGCATTGATAGTCTCCGGCTGATAGATGAGGGGAGTGGCTGCCGGACTGATGTTGAAAGTCTTCGCCCCGGCATTGGTTGTCCAGGTCGCCTGATAGGATAGAGCACAGTTATAAGTCGTCAGATTCACATTGGTCTGTCCTGTCTGGATGTTCGGAATGAAGAGAGGCAGGTCACGGTTTGCGCCGTTCATCGTGAAACGAATGATGGAGAAGTGGTAGTCATTCGCGTTCTTAATGATGGGCGCGTCACGCGTCTCATTGAACCGGATAGCCGGGTCAGGTGACGGAGTGAGAGCGAAGGTCGCGTCGTCCGTGCGGTTGTTGATAATGTCGGCGTTGTAATACACATAGTCCGGCTCTCCTACCGAAGAGCCAGCGCCGTATGGTTCAAAGCTACCGCGATACATCCTAATAGTAAGGGCCTATTTTTTAAGGCGCTCATAGGTTACGCCTGACACGAAATCATCCGCCGATAGACCCGATGAATCTATGATACGCTTGTATTTGTCTAGAGAATAGGGAGCATACAATAGCCTCACGACGGCGTGTCTCCCGCATGTCGCAACATTCGGACTTTCAATCTGAAAGGCATGGCGATTGAAGGTTACAGGAACACCAGCTGCTCTGAGGAGGCGTGTCAGGTGGGGGCGGTCCATGTCCAGGGTCGCTAGGTAAGCGGTCGGAAGTTCATCGTTCTGGTGGTCTGGGGCATCCCCGTAAGGGTCAAAGAACTCAATTCGGTCAGGTCTCCGGATAAGGGCAACCCAATGCCCTGAGGTCGGACTACTATTCGGATACAGAAGGATACACCGACCCTTCGCATCAAACAGCTCCGATACTGACCTCATACGCTCTAACTCTGGGTAATTATGAATCGCGATATCGTCACCCAATAGCTTCCGGATATCGCTATCAGAGAGGGCGTATTTGCGGACTTTCACGATTCCTCCTTTGCTGCTCATTACATGTTGCCGCGAAAATAGCCCTCCCCTTTAGAATGAGCTCTTACGCGGCGTGGAACCAGTATGCTGCCTATGCGATTGGGGATGTGGTCACCTATGCGGGTCTTAACTATGTCGCAGCTGCCCCCAGTCAGGGAGTGCCTCCGTTTCCAGTAACACCCGACTGGACAATCCTAACACCTCCTCTGCCTCCGGGCACTCTCACGAATCCCCTGACGACAGACCTGGACCTCGGCAGCAATCAGATTATTAACTCAACTGTCGTAGAGACGGAAATCATCACAAAGCCTGCGGGGTCTATCGCCCCGAGCATTGAGATTCAGGAGCCAATGACCTTTGTTTCTGTTACGCCCACTCTCTTTAATGGTGCTATTCCTCAAACAGCCCTTGTGCCTTCAGTTGGTGATGACCTCTGTAACAAGACCTATGTGGATTCAGCCGTAGCAGGGGCAGGGGGAGGTGTTCCTGGACCTGAGCAAACCTACTCTGCTATCGGCACGACATCTGGAGCAACCATTCTCTCCAATACTTCCTTTACCCTCACCGCAACAGGGCAAAGCGTCTTCGCTACCAGCCCCTTAGCTCTCAATAGCCTCCAGACTGTCTTTTTCACATGTAAGCCGCCTATCGTATCGGGCCCCGATTTCCTGAATATCAGCTTCTTTATTCCCAGCCAATACGGTTACCTCATCTATCCGAATCTCCTTGTCCCAGTTCGTGCGGGTGTCGCGGATTTCGGGGGAGCGTTTGCCTTTGCTGCGGGTGACAATGCGGGATTAGCCATTACGCCAACCCAAGTGACTTACTGTCTGAATGGAACGCCTATCACGACAGAACCTGTTTCAAATCCTACGACTACTGCGACATACTCTTTCTCCGCAACCAATGCGACCCTGGCTCCTTACACCGTTACAGACCTTCTGCTGTATTCAACCATTAGTAAGGCTACAAACGCTCTTGTGAATCTGCCGGGGATTTACAACTATCTCAGTATTGTTCCGACTGCGATTGGCCAGACATCTTCTACACAGACCTACACTTCTGTTCCTACACCCAGCGCATGGGTCCCGAATGCTACGCCGAATACGACAATTGTTCCGGCGGTTACAGGTCCAGGCACCCCTTGGCGACTCACGAAACCCGCTGGGGCCCCAGGAACGGGACAGCGTTGGTGGGTTTGGCCTTACAATCTGTATCCTACTGTGGGCGCACCCGGACCGCTCAGCACACCTCCGACTCCTCCGGGAGTTCCCATACTCAAGAAGAATCTGAACGCACTCTACGCCATCCTCCGAGTCAAGACCGCGAACATCGCGACCCAGGGCAGTTTCTTCTGGAACATCTACACCTACGATGCGGCAGCTGCTCCCGCCAGCAATTACTCTAACCGCTTTGACTATCAGGCGAATAACTTAGCTCTTCCCTACACGACTGGTGCCCTGGCTTTCCAGACTGAATTCTTGTATCTGGTCTATGCTTGTGACGCGGAGAAGATTGTCGCGACTCCTTCAGTCAGCACGACTATCACTCAGTGTAACGGACAGACACCCACCCAGCTGACTTCCCAGATGCTGCGGGACCCTTATGATATTCACACGGACCTGCCGCATATCCCCTTGTCTGCGGTTGCTGTCGCGAATGGTAGCGTCATCCCATCGGATATTAGCAATGTGAATGTCTCGGCGCTCATCTTCGGCACGACATCCTCCGCATTGACGACCGGATGTGACATTGAACTGGTCGCTGTTGGTTACCGTGCGAATGGGGGCGCCATTAATGTTGAATACAACCTCCAGTATTCCTGAGCACTGCGGTTAAATCGGCCCCCCTGGAAACTTGACACAATGTAGAAGATGTCTGCTGCGCCCAAGTTCGCGACCGCCAAGATTTATGTCATCCGCGCCCCCGGCACCGACCGCATCTACATCGGTAGCACCATCAAGCCGCTCAATGTTCGTCTCCGGGAGCATTATCTCCGGGCGCTTGCCGGTGGGTCCTGCCGGTCTCGGGAGATTGTCACTCTCCCCGGCCACACCATTGAATGTCTGGAGCCGTATCCCTGTGACACCCTCACAGACCTCCGGAAGCGGGAAGGCTGGCACATCCGGCAGAACTCCGGAAAGGCTGTGAATAAGAACATCGCGGGGCGCAGTCGTGAGGAATACTTCAAAGAGAATGCGGAGGCGTATCGTGAGAAGGCTCTGGCGTGGTATTACTCCAACATCCCCCGGAGGCGGGCCTATGAGGCTGCGAATCGTGAGAAGATTCTGAATTACCAAAAGACCTATTACGAGACAGTTCTGAAACAACGCCGGGCCGAGAAGTCAGCTGCTCGGGCTGCGGAGCGGGCTGCCGCCAAAGCCGAACGCGATGCTCTGAAGGCTGCCGCCAAAGCCGCCAAGGAGGCTGAGCGTATCGCCAAGCGGGAGGCCAAAGCTGCTACGCGGGCTGTTCATCCGCCACCTCCGTCACCTCCTCCGGAACCCACCCCTCCTCCTTCCCCGTCACCTCCCCCGGTCAGTATCCGAAAGGGTGTGGTGGAGTTTGTGTAAGGGGGTAGCCTTTGACGAGTAAAAAGACAATAGGAATCTGAAGAAAGTTGTTCAGATTCCTATCGTGTAAGCAGTAGGGCGATTTCAGGGGGTGGGTTGGGTGGTCGCGATGGACGGGCGGGCTGTCCGAGGAGCAAGTTCCGCGGGGAATGCGGAGGGAGGGGCTGCGCTTGCGGGCGTGTGGAAGACCGTAATAGACTCCAGCGTGTTACACTCCTCCGGCTTTGTGATTGTATCGTATTGAGGCTTATTGAATTTCCGCTGATACTCCGCGATGATTTCGGGAGGTATGAGGGGAGCTGTCTCCGCCATACGGTCATACGCCTCTTTGGAGAATTTCAAGAGGTCCGACGGTATCATTCGTTCATGACGCGGTAGAGACATCTGGAGAGAGATAGTGCGGTAGAGCTTCGCATACTGGAGCGCTGCGATACGGTGTGCCTCTGCCCGTCTTGCCCAACCAAAAAAGGAGCTGACGGTGCTCAGGATGGCGGTTAGTAACGCGATGGCTCCGACACCTACGGAAGCCATCTTCGGGTCATTGAAGAGACTGTTACTGCCGATAGAAGTCGCCCCATTGAGCACCCCCAAGATGATAACAGGGAGGTCCGTGAAGTTCTTCATTCGGCTGTATCGTTCCTCCGCCTTTTTGTGTAACCAGCTGAGGCTATGCGCCTTCTCTCCAACATCGCAGAAGTATTTCTCCAATTGCTCCTGCCAAGCTATGTTCGGCACTATCTCCGCCATTACAATGGGCGGCTATTCAAATTCAATGCGGACCGGTCCTGTTATAGTGATTGGGGGTCTCTTCGGAGGTTTGGGCTTTTTAGGTCCTCTGGGTCGCCGGGGAGGTTTCGCCGGAGGATTATCCGCCATCTGAGGTAGGAGGTGATTCTATTGGGAGGCTCTTAGACGAGGTCAGGGGTGTTCCAGACAGATATCATGACTTCTTTCCCCGCATCACCGGCATTCGCCGAATTGACCGTAACAGTTCCAGCACCCGGAGCTCCGAAGACACGGGTCGCATACCACGCACCCAGAGGGGCGGAACCCAGGGGAGTGATTAACACACAGGTCTGCTGGCTCACCGCAAACGGAGGAGTCGCCACATACTGCGCACCGACACCCCCTGCTACAAGGGTCGCCCGACCACTCCACAGCGGGGCATTCAGATAAGCGGGAGCAGCACCACCACCGGCAAGAATCTGGGAGATAGACATCTGATAATTAGGGTGGCGACTTTACTGGAGGGTAATGGTGTTCTCCTGATTCGCAGCCGCACCCCCCGCCACAGCACTCGCACCACAACCACCCGAAGGGGTAACCGCCGTGTCAATCTGATAGAGGCTCGCGGCCCGTGTCACCTGCTTCTCCAGCACCTTCCGCCCTTCCTCCCAAACTGCCGCGTTCAGGGTTTCAAACAGAGATGCCCCGTCAAACACACGATTCAGAATGTCCTCCTCAACACCGCCCGCAATCATGTCACGACGATAGAACACCGGGATGATGTCATTGTCCCGACAGAGGGTCAGAAGCAGGGTCTCAATGTGGTCCTCATCCAGGAGCATCGCCAGGGCAGCCAAGTGGGTCACCATGTGGGTCTGGGCGGCCTTCTTGGGGGCATCGGTGGAGGTGGAGGCGGATGACATGTTCTGTCCGATACGCGGATTTTCTTCTGGCCGGAGTGGGCGCAGGGGGTGACCCCCCCCGGGGGGAAAAAAGGCAGGGGG